ACAAAGTATGTGATGGTTTAGTCGAACTATTTGAAAATGATACTGTACATCATGAGCGTGTTGACAATGAATCGAAGCCAACGTTTACACAGTTGAATTTGAACAAGCATCATGCTAAGATAGTTCCAACCCTCATAGATTATGTTCTCGATACTCTTGCTGAGTACAAGAAACATGTACAAGCAGCAAAGTATATACCTACTCCTCAATTTTTTGAAGAGTTTAGGGTCAAGAGATATGAGGTCGGTGGAGTAGATCGTTTTGATGAACACGTTGATGTTGTTGATCATGCTTCTGCTAAACGCTGTCTTGCCATGTTGTTCTATTTGAACACAGTTACTGAGGGCGGGTGTACATTATTCCCGTACCAGGAGAGAGTTGTTACCCCTATTCAAGGGTACGTTTCTATCTTCCCACCAACATGGGAGTATCCCCATTCTGGTGAACCTCCTGTCAGTAACACCAAATATATTATGAGCACTTATCTTCACTATGGATAATGTTGAACTGTTGGTTCTACGAAATCTGCTTCACAATGAGGACTATGCTAGAAAGGTAGTACCTTTTATAAAGGGTGATTATTTTGAGCAGCCATCTCAGAAGGTTGTCTATGAGGAGATTGCTGATTTCATTACTGAATATGATGAGTTACCTTCTAAGGAGGCACTCTATATTGAGGCAGAGAAACGTAATGATGTTACAGAGGATCTTTATAAGGAGGTCAAAGAACTCATAGGAGTTCTGGATAATGATCCTGCTGATAGGGATTGGCTTTTAGACACTAGTGAAAAGTGGTGTAGAGATCGTGCCATCTATTTGGCATTGATGGAATCCATACAACTAGCAGATGGTAAGGATGAAAAGAAAGGTAGAGATGCGATACCAAGTATTCTTTCAGATGCTCTAGCAGTATCATTCGATAACAACATAGGACATGACTATCTCCAGGACTACGAAGAAAGGTATGAATCGTACCACAGGAAGGAAGATAAGATTCCGTTTGATCTCGAATATTTTAACAAGATTACGAAAGGTGGTATTCCAAATAAGACTCTTAACATCGCTCTTGCTGGGACAGGTGTGGGTAAGTCTTTGTTTATGTGTCATATGGCTAGCTCCAGTTTGTTGCGAGGATCTAATGTACTCTACATTACTATGGAGATGGCAGAAGAGAAAATTGCTGAGCGTATTGATGCAAACCTTCTGAATGTAAACATACAGGAGATTACTGATCTTCCTAAACCAATGTTTGAGAGTAAGGTAACTGCTCTTGCCAAGAAGACACAAGGAACACTTATTGTTAAAGAGTATCCTACTGCGTCTGCTCATTCAGGACACTTCAAAGCATTGCTTAATGAGTTGGCCTTGAAGAAATCGTTCAGACCTGATATAATATTCATAGACTATCTTAATATTTGTGCGTCATCCCGATATAGAGGAAACACAACGGTCAACTCCTACTCTTACATCAAAGCGATCGCAGAAGAACTACGGGGTCTCGCAGTTGAGGCGAACGTTCCGATTGTATCTGCCACTCAAACTACTCGTAGCGGTTACGCTAGTTCTGATCTCGACCTTACTGACACCTCTGAGTCTTTTGGACTCCCTGCTACTGCTGACCTTATGTTTGCCCTTATTTCTTCAGAAGAGTTGGAAGGACTGGGACAAATTCTAGTGAAGCAACTTAAGAATAGGTATAATGATCCTACGATTAATAGGAGGTTTATGGTTGGTATTGACAGAGCAAAGATGAGGTTATATGACTGTGAGCAAAGTGCTCAAGAGGACCTGGTTGACAGTGGACAAGAAGAAGAGTATAATAATGAAGATAGTAAAGCTAAAAAGTCATTCAAAGATTTTAAATTCTAATGGCAAAGATTGATCAAGCAAAGTATGTTAACTTCGTTCGGCAGGTTACAAGTAAGCCTAGTCTTGATTCTGAGACTTTGGTTGAAAGGTTAGAGGAACTGGATGAGAATGCTAATGTTCCTCAACTATTGACTGCTGCTTTAGGTGTTAGTGCAGAAGCCGGAGAGTTTACAGAGATTGTAAAGAAGATAATCCTACAAGGTAAACCATATAATGAGGATAATATACGTCACATGAAGATAGAACTAGGTGATGTATTATGGTATATTGCTCAGGCATGTATGGCATTGGATACTACCTTTGATGAACTGATGGAGATGAACTTCCAAAAGTTAACAAAGAGATATCCTGCAGGTTCATTTGATATTTCTAGTTCAGAGAATAGAAAAGAAGGAGACTTGTAAATAAATACTTGAAAACAAGTATTATTAATGGCGACGGTAACCACTGATGATATAGAAACTTACCTTGAGGGATTAGGTAAGCAGGACTCTAAAGGGAAGATTCATTTTGCGAGAGTACTGTTTGGTATCAAGACTTTAAAATCAGGTGTAAAGATTGTATTAGATAGTCCTGATCATGAAGCAGTATTGAAAAATTTTAAAAGTAAAATGATTCAAACCTTGATGGGGGAATTTAAAGGTGGTGCTCTAACAAAGGTAACAGAAAAAATAAAGGGTATAAACAAAAAAATAGATATTCCAGTTATTAGATTGAGATATTCTGATCAAGGTACAAAACATATTGATTTTGATGTTAGAGAGTATCCTGATAAAAAAGATGAGAAAGGTGGAGGTACACTGCCTGACAGTATATCAGAACCAGCAACTAGGTTTGTACTTAATGCAGCATTAGAATCAAAGGGTAAAATATTTAAGACTCTAGAAGATATTTTTGTGCATGATGTTTATAAAGACTTGGAGAAACTTTATGGTAAAGACTGGGGACATAAGTTAGATAGTTGGATTAATACATTCCTTTGGCAGAATAGAATATTTTTCCGACATTATGGTCAAACTACATGGGCTAAATTTAAGCATATGGATTATAAAGGTGAAAGGGATATGCAAGTATTTTTTATGGAGCATTTACAAACTTTGACCACAGCTCCTGGTGTTAAAGTGGGAAGAAATTATCAACAATGGAATCCTGCTGATATATGGGCAGTTAAAAGAACTGAACAACAAAGTCTTGAAAACGAAATTACAGAAGCAACTAAAAACCCAAGTTCAGATAACTTAATGAAATTGAATCTTCATATCATTAGATTGATGGAGAAAAAAGAATTGGTTGGAATATCTCTTAAAAAAATTGAGGGGGATGGTGGTTATAAAATATTCAATGTCGATTCATCAAAAGCATTAACTAGACTTAAGTCATGGAAAGCATTGGATAAATTTGGAATGAAAGATATTCGTTTTGAACTTAGAAATGTTTTTGAGAATAATCCTGGCAGGCAGAAAGGATCTATTGCAGCAAGTACTTACGTTTACTTTGGTTCAAAATTTAAAGTTGATGTTACTAGATCAGGTGCAGGTAATCTTATTTTTAATACACAAGTATTAAGTGAAAAAGGAGCACAAGCAGGACAATCACCAATAGGACCTCTTCTTGCTAGATTAAGACATGGTGCTAATGTAACTTTTGATAATAAAGTTAAGGATTATCCTGCAACTGGAAATGACTTTACTGACATTATAGAAAAACCAACCTCAGCAGAGTATAAAAAATATAAGAAATGGTTTAATTTTGTTCATAAACATTCTAAAAATGATTATAAACAAAAAATAACATTTGATGAGTGGGCAAATAATGTTTATATAGCATATGAAAAACGTGCAACAAAAGAAGGTATAGCAAAAGTAGCACTTTTACATTTCTGGTATGATGCTCTTAAAAATCATGATGATGACCCAGAATTCTGGACAGATATGTTATACTTTGGTATGAAGATAATAGCTAAAGGTCAATTTGGACCCCACATAAAGATCTCATAAGATGGCAACTAGTGCAATCGAAACTGCTAAACAGGAAAATGGATCTAGAGTATTCTTAGAGTCTGTAATAGAGAAGGGTGTTGAACCATCTGCTAAAGAGATGCTTAAAGTATATGATGGTTATAATTTACAATGGAAATTGACTTATAGAAAACAAGTTGCTGCGGTAAAAAATTATATTAAAGGTCAAAAAGGTTATGATTATTCTAGAGATAGTGGAATAATGCCTTATATTGAGGACATAGCAAAGACTGACTGTGGAGTGTCTGTTAAGGATAGATGGAATCCTATGGATATTGTTATGGTAA